ATTCCCTCAGGGTGGATTAGAACCACCTTAAAAAGCCCGTTAAATCGGGCTTTTTTCATTCCTTGTCCAAAATTTGTCCAAAAAGTTTTAGAATAGTTGTCTGATTTTCTCAAAGTCATCTTCTTTCTGGTCTTGGAATAGGTGGGTGTAGGTCTTGAGTGTTTCTAGTACATCTTTATGGCCAATCAGTTTGGAGATGGTTAGAATGTCAATCCCTTTATGTTTGAGATAGCTCACATAAGTATGTCGAAGACTGTGCGGTGTTGCTAACTGGTTGCTGGCTCTCTTCCTGATAACCTTTTTAATAGCTGTGTCAGATGCTCTGATGAAAAGCCGTTTTTCTGGGTTGTCTATGTAGCCTGTTTGAAGATATTCTTGGTATGCTTCCCAGACATCACTATCAAATGGCACTCTACGCATTGATTGTTTGTTCTTAGTCCCTTTCCAGCCTTTATTCTTACCGCTGATCTTGTAGGTCTTATTGATGTCTAACTCTAGTATGTCATACATATCATCCGTAGTCAGTCCTTGAGCCTCTGCTGGTCTAAGTCCAGTCTTGGATACCAGATAGATGAAGAAGTGGGATTGGTGCTTGATATTCTTTCTGGAGTGGGCGATTAGTTCAAGGTATTCTTCCAATTCAATAAACTTGTCTGCCTCGTCCTTGGAATCAACATTGGAATGTACTTTGGCAAGAGTAGTAAAGTCCTTTTTCAAGGTTCCTTCATAGACTGCAACCTTGAGAGCTCCTCTGACGTGCTGGTTGAAGAGTTTAATAGTTGAGTGGACAAATCTATCTGCCATTAAATTCAGCACATTCTGGTAGCTTGTAGGGGTGATTTTGTGCATCTTGACATCAGGGAAGTATTCCAGTATTTTCTTATGGGTAAACTCGTATTTTTCGAATGTGACTGGGTCTATGTGGGGTTTCTTATGTACAGTAGCCCAATGCTCAAAATAATCTGCGAGAGTTACGGTCTTATCGACAATAACATTATTTTCTAAGTCGATTTGAGCCTGGGAAGCTGCAATGACCGCTTCAGCCTTGGTCTTGAATCCACCTTGTGACTTGGAGCCAAAAGTGCCGTCTGGTTTCTTGTAAGACATACGATATTCCCAGCCGTTGCTACGTTTTCTATAAGATGCCATTGATTTACCCTTTCAAATTTGATAAAATGGGTATAGTAAAGAGACCTACTGCAAAGCAGGTTTCTGACTATCCACCGCCTTACGCTCGGATCGTCCAAAGTTGAGCGTAGGGCTTTTTTTGTTTGTTGTAAAATAAAAGCGGCAACTACGAATAGTTACCGCTCAGATGTGGCAGCTTGTGCCAACTCCGTTTTTGCACTAGGTGAAACCTAGGTTAGTAACTATATTGTATCCAATAAACTAGTTTTTGTCATTAAGTAGTCTGTAGAGATTGATGGTTTGTCTAAGTTTCTCAATATAAAAGCACGAAAGAGCCTCAAATAAATTGAGACTCTTTCGGTAGGATGCATCGGGCATCCGGGCCACTTCGTATGGTTCTATTATAGAGTCTCTTTTATATTTTGTCAAGTAAATTATGTTATTTCTCCCTATACACCTCCACAACCTCGCCGATGGTGCACATGTTTTCGGCGGGGGGATTAAGGTAATTTACCTGACTCTTTGATGAGCTTTTTGTTTTGTTGTTTTACTTTGCGTTCTAATTTCTTTAAGTCTTCTGCTGGTGGTAGTTCTTCTGGTTTGATGCCACGTTGTGCGAGCATGTTTCTGATGGTTGTATTGTTTAAAACGTGTTCATCTGTAATGGATTTTTCGCCGTGGAGGTCATTTTCTTCAACATTGTAGTTGGTCATCTCAGTGGCTAGATTTTTCGCAGCGATGGTCAGAGTTGGCAAGAAGTCGGCTAACGGACGGTTGTTTTTGACTCCAAGGCGTTCTTTCATTTCTTGAGTGCTGTGTCCTCCGAATAGTGCCATATCCCCTTTTGAGCGAATTCGTCCGAAACCTCTGTCATCAACACCTCTTTCATAGATGTTTTGAGACAGACGTTTTTCAGATTCTTTGAGTTTTCCTCGTGCTTCGGTGCGTTCGATATAATGAAGTCGTTCCTCAATCAATTCTTGCTTTCTGGTTTGGACCGCGAAATAGGATTGGGCAAAGGCGATTTCTTCTTTGTTGGTGTCACCGTTAATAGCGATGAGGTAACAAGCGTAGCGGGTGAGCATATAGTCTTTTACTGGACGTTCAGAACCACTACCTAGCGGAACCATTTTCGTGACCTCACGAAAATGGTCTGACACCTTGGTGTCACTGGTTTCTATGGAGTTCATGGCTCTGTGAATTGCTTTGTGAAAATTCTCCCAGCGTTCGTAACCGAGTAATGGCATGAGGTCACGGGCGTACCAGTAGTCGATGGCTTCATCTTCGGTTTGATTAACAATACTGTCGAATTTTTCTTTAGTTTTATAAATTTTTGATTGTTCCATGTTTCTTCCTACCCCTCCCTATACACATCCACGACTTCGCCGATGGTTCGCATGCCTTCTGTGATTTGGATATTGTCATAGTCTTTATTGAGCGACTCTAAGTGGTCGCTTTTTAGTTTTTTGACATAGTTCTCTCCGTCGATTTGGAAGATGCCGATTTTGTTTAGGTCGATGGTAGGGGTGAATTTGATGAAGAGGAAGTCGCCGTTTTTGATTTTGGGTTCCATGGAGTGTCCGACGGCTATGGCGATGGTGTCGAAGTCTTTCTGGTCTGGGATGTCGTCTTCGTAGAAGCTGACCATGGTGTCGTAGTCGTCTTCCTGCCAGTAGCCTGTGCCTGCGGATACTTTGCCTGGTACGGGTAGGTTGATGCGTTTTCTGGTGTCGTAGAGATCAATGACATTGTCCGAGATGGTCCTGCCTCTTTCCTGCTCGTCTAGCAGTTCACTGGAGTAGCGTAGCACGTTTTTCTGGTTGGGTTCGGTTAATTGCACCACCTTGTCCGAAATCTGCTCTATGAGGCTGTTAGGGGCTGTGGTGGGGGTGGTAGGTGGAAAGAAATCGTCAATGCTTACTTTAAAAATATCCGTTAATTCAAACAAAGTATCTTGACCTGGTTTTCTGTCACCTTTTTCATACCTACTTATTGTTTGCTTTGTTGTTTCTAATCGTTGAGCAAGGTCGGTCTGTGTCATACCTGCCAATTTTCTAAAGTCTTTAATTTTTTGACCGATATATACATTCAATTCCATAATATTTTTCCTTTACTCTTTTGTTATTAAATGTAGTATAACAAAAAAATCACCAAAAAGGAAACAATTTTGTGTTTTTCGTAAAAAAAGTGTTGACAAGTCACCGAAGCGGTGATATAATTAAGTCAAGGTTAAGGAATTAGCCTAATAACACAGGAGGTACAGCCGATGGCAAGACACGAAAAAAAGCCTAAACGCAGAGAAATCGAATTCGACATTCAGTTCTTTTGGTTTAGACTTCGAGTAAAATACTTAATCGAGTGGTAACTTGATTAAGTAGGGGGGCAGAAAGCCTCCCTCCCTCGTGAGAGGGATAGGTATAGTGTACCACATGGGCTGTACTTCCAGCAAGGAGTATCTTATGAGTTGGAAAAAAATTCTCTTTGGTAGTTATGAAAAGACCTTTGTCAGTCAGGATGGCAGGGCAAAGACGACTATCTCTATCAAGGGTGGATTGTTGGTTAATCTGTTGGCACTGGTCGGGCTGGTTGGCTTGATTTGGTGGCTGATTGGTCTATTTACATAGAAAGGAGTGATGGTTATTGCAAACATTGTTGTATGGTTTGCGTAAAGAAAGAAATTTAACGCAAGAAGAAATGGCTGACAAAATTGGTATTTCTGAAAATGCGTATCGTCAGAAAGAAAAAGGGCAACGACCTTTTACACAAGACGAAATGTTTTTCTTGGGTAAGTTTTTTAACAAACCTATTCAAGAAATTTTTTTACCAAGAAAGTCACCAAAACGGTAACAAACTAACCAGCTCTGCTGTTTATGGAAAGGGGGGATGACATAGAATGACTTGGATAGGAATTACTTGCATACTTTTGATTTTACTGACTTACATAGAGATGCTAACTTTCGCAATATCGTTAATGATATTCGATGAAGGTGCTCCAGTAGTGTTATTTGTACTAAATGTAATTGCACTTTTTCTTCTGCCTGTATGGTGGCCAGTCGTTGTGCAGCTATATTGATGCACTTGTTGAAGGAAGAATAAATAGGACTGACAATTATTGTTTTGTTAGAAAGTCGTGAAAATCCTACGATTGTTTTGTTTAACTCTTTAAAATAATCAGGATGCATAAATGTCTTCTTTTCTCTAGGGTCTTCAATACCTAATGCTTTTTTGACATTTATCCGAAATACATCGAACTCAGAGCGTTCTGATTCAGATAAAAATATTAAGCATTTTAGTGAAGCAGATTCGAACTCTTGAATTTCTTTATCTGATAATTTTTGAGAAGAATCCAATTTGGCAATGATAGTACCGCTTTTTTCGATGTAATCTTGGAATATATAGTATTCTCTGTTATAGCGTTTACTGTAACTTTCTTTATATATGTCTAACATTTTAGATTTCAATTCTGTACGTCTCTGGACAAAGGCTACAATCATTGGTGAAATCAAGGAGACACCTAAGATGACAATAGTAACAAAAGCGATTAAATCAGAAGTTTCCCATTTTGAAAAGTCTGGCATATTTACTCTCCAATCATATTTTTACATTTAGTATACCAAAAAATTAGGTAACAAACTTACCAGCTCTGCTATTTACAGCACATTATCAGTTCTTGATTGTCACCTAGTACGGTTTCCGACACGAACCTTTTCCGGCTTTCCGACCTTCGGGTTCTTTCTATCGTGTCGGCAGGTTTTGTTCATTGCCCTGGTCATGACCGTGCTAGCTGTCAGTCAGGAACTGAAAAGAAAGGAAAAAAATTATGGAAGAACTTATTGATTTTACAGAATTTCACATTTATGATGACGGCAAAGAAATTCATCTACTTGCTCCAAATAAGGAAGTATTTGATAAAACTCCTGCCTGTGGACACGGTATCAGTTTTGAAATTTTTGACGAGAATGGTCTGCTGGACTACGACAAGACTGTTGAAAAGATTGAACATTATAATAAGATGCTCAACAAGATAAAGAATGACCCTCGTGGACAGGCTGGCATTGTTGCTGATATTTTCGGTGTTGGCATGGAAGAAGCGGAAGAAATCCGACGCAATCTTATTGAAGCAGGCAAAAAGAGACACGGTTTGTCTTAATAAACATAGAAGCTCTGCCATTTCCCCAATGGTCAGTCTTTGGTCAAACTTTATACAATACTTGTATAAAAAGTTCTTGACTTCTTCAAGAACTTTAACTAACAGGTAAGGGGGTGATGACCATGACGTCTATCCATGTGTCTTTGTCGGATGAGATGAAGAGGCGGTTGGGGGTGGAGTGCCAGCGGTTAGGGCTGTCAATGGCGGCTTATGTGCGGTTGGTGCTGGCGGAGAAGTTGCGAGAGGAGTAGGGCGGTGAGGCTCTGCTGTTTACGGAAAGGGGAATGACATGATTATCAAGAGGGAATTGCCGGAAAGTGCAAAACAAACAGAGGATAAGATTTTTGAAGAGATTATTCGGGATGGCTTGGAACAAATAGTCGATAAGCTCCTTGAAGAATGCTCCACTTATGAGGAAGCACATGATCGTTTATGGCATGCTAGGCTGTCTTCTCAGTTCGATGTCCGTAAATCACTTATAAATTTAGTAAAAGAACGGGCTATAAAGCAGCCGATACAAAAATAAACGGTTTTTCAGAGGTTCAACCAACCGAACTAGAAAGGAGGGACTATGGAAGACCTAGCAACCATCGGAATTGTCCTACTTGTCGTTTTCGCGTTTAACGCTCCGCTTTTTTACTATCTTCTTGATGATTTTAGGGAATGTGACGAAGAGCGGGAAAGCGATGAATGTGGAGATTAAACTGAATTGCTCTTCTGTCAGAACTCTTAGTAATCCAAGCCCTAACAATACAGTGAAAAGTATATAGACTATATCTAAATGAATATCGTCGTCATTTTTGAAAATGTATTTCAGGAAGTCAACGATGAAAAAGGCGGATATTCCAGATAAGAAAATTGATGTTAACAAGACAAGAAGCATTTTCTTTCCATCAATACTTTTAAGGATATTAATAGCTGGGTTTTCAATTTGGGGTACAGAAAAATATAAGAATGATAAGAGAACAATCATTCCGATGCTCATAATATTTTCGACCGTGAATAGGTATTTAATTAATTTTTTCATAAAGACATTATATCAAATTTTTCAACCGAACTAGGAAGGAGGAAGACATGAACGAACTAGAAAGAACAGCCCTCAATGAAATACTGAGGACTGTGACTTATATAGCCGAGAGGGTGGATAGACTTGGAGAACAATTATATCCACATCTTACAGAAACAGATAAAAAAGAGGTGCTGGCATTGATTAACGATGCACTTTCGAAAGGAAGAGGTATCTCTGACAGTAATCTTGACGGTCTCAAGAGTAAGTCAAAGATTCATCAGGGGATAGAAGGTGTTAGATAAACAAAATTTCTAATTTCTTTAATTCTAGATGATATTCGGGAGAAACTAGGCTATAAGCTTTGTCGAAAAAGGTATTTAATTCAGTTTCTGTATAAAGTTCTGACAGTTTCCGACACTCTGCTAGAAAATCTGGTCTTTTTTGAAATACTGGCAGCATCATTGCAGCGATGTAAGTGTTTATCTTACGATTTCCTGTGGGATTATCTTTTAAGTAGTCCAAAGGTAATTGTTTTAGATTTACAGGTTCGCTTTCTTGTAATTGTGAATTACTGTAGGAAAGCGTAAAGTCAGCAAAGCTTTGAACAAGAGGGTTATCAGAATTAGACCACTCTTTCGCAAATCCATGTAGAAATAGGTGGGAAGATACCTCACATAAGACTTCTTCAAACCAAAACATTGGTGTATTAGAAGGTGATTTGTAGTAAGCGTGTAATAGTTCATGACCCAGCTGGTAAATGACTTGAGAATGCTCATTAATTTCTTGCAAGTGCAAGAAAATCAAGTTGTCATCTGGAAAGGATACAGGGCAGTCAATAAATGGAGCGAAGATAATTGTTAAGTTTTCATCTTTAAAATTTGGGAAAATGTCTTGAGCAGTATTTGCTAGATAATCAAATATAGCTGAGTGCAGAGCGGAGCTAAACGGCTCTGGTAATTCGTTGATTGATTGAAAAAACATTTTCCAATTTGTTTCAGGCACAATATACTTTTTCACGCTAGTTCTCCAATCGTTTTTATTTTTATTATACCAAATTAGAAAGGAATTTTATGAACGAAATTTTTGTTTTTCACGGACAGGAGGTCCGTACTATAACCATTAATAACGAACCTTGGTTTGTTGGGAAAGATGTAGCAGATATTTTAGGCTACTCAAAATCACGAAATGCGATTGCACTTCATGTTGATTCAGAGGACGCCCTAAAACAGGGCATCCCTACAAGCGGTGGCATTCAAGAAATGGTTATCATCAATGAATCTGGTCTCTATTCACTAATTTTGTCCAGTAAGTTGCCACAGGCGAAAGAATTCAAACGTTGGGTTACTAGCGAGGTGTTACCACAGATTCGCCAACAGGGTGCTTATGTGCCAGAGAATTTATCTGATGAAGCTTTCATTGCTCTATTTACTGGTCAGAAGAAACTGAAAGAGCAGCAGTTGGCATTGGCTCAAGATGTTGACTATCTCAAAAATGAACAACCGATTCATCCTAGCTTTGCCCAAGCCTTGCTGAAGAAGAGAAAAGCCCGTGTCGTCGCTTGTCTAGGTGGAATTGATAGTCCAGCCTATGCTGATAAAGTCTTTGCACAGTCAGTCTTTCGACAAGCTGAGGTTGATTTTAAAGACCATTTTAACATCAATCGCTATGACATGTTGCCAAAGAAATTTGCTGAAGCGGCATTGTCTTACTGGATGACATGGGAACCAAGCACAAATACCAAAATGAAAATTTCGGAGATGAACGCTTATGAACTGTAAAACGCAAAAAAGCCTGACGGCAATCAGGCTCAAATCTAAAGATACAAAGAAAGTGTAACATATTATGATTGATTTTGAAAGCTTTTTTAAAGAAAAAATGGAAAATATCATGACTATGGCATGGGCTGAAAAGTCGGAGATGTTTGACCCTGACAATACCTATCCGCCAATTATGACCCAAGCTGAGTTTAGAAAATGGTTGAAAATTGGCGATGCGACTGTGAAGTATCTCATTTCAAAAGGTATGCCGACCATTAAGAACGAGAACGGGAGTATTCGCATTCCACGGGATGCCGTTCGTGTCTGGCTTCGGGATAATTGGCAAGCATTAGCATAGGAGTGGGATATGACAGAAGAATTGATGTTGACAACTGAGCAAGGTTTGGTATTCATTGCTATTTTGACCACTATCCTTATCTGGCTAATTAGAAAGCCGATGAAGATTGAAATAGAGGTCAAAGAGCCTGTGATTGAAGAAAAGCAACCAGAACGGAATCTGCGTTACTTGCAGATTCACAGATACTACGGAGGATAGGATGAAATTTTTGGAAATGATGAAGAAGTTTTTGAGTGTGGAGGAAGAGGATTACATTCCTCAAAGTCAACATGAGCTCGAACGTGAATTGGCCAACGCTAGACACACAGCCAAGGAATACAAAAAACTGGCTTTGCTGAAAAATCAGGAATGTGTCGGGCAGGCTAGGCTGATTGATGAGCTACGCAGACGGATTGCCTTCTTGGAGAATGTTAACAAGTGCCAGGCGGAACTATTGGCAGAACGTGAGGTCTAGCTATGGTTTGGGTTGTGGCGAAGAAAACCAAACGTGGTCGCAGGAAGTACCACTACAAGAAATCTTTTAATACTTGGCAAGAAGCCAGAGTTTACCAACAGGATTTGTTTAATAAAGGTATCAACGCTGAAATGTGGGAGGAGAAGGAATGAAAAAGAAGAAAAAAGTGTTTTTTTGGTTAAAACTTGACCAGAACTTCTTCAAAAACTTGGCTATTAAGCAAGCTCTCCGTATGCCAGGCGGAAAGGATATGATTATTGTTTATCAAATGATCATGCTGGAATCACTTGCGACAGATGGCGTCATATACTATGAGGGTACTTTGCCAACGTTGGAAAAGGAACTCGCTGTCCGCCTAGACATCAAAGAGGAGGAAATCCAGATGACACTTGCATATTTTAAAGGTGTCGGTTTGGTACAAGTTGATGATGAAAACAATGCTGAAATGTTGCAAGTGCCAGCTCTGATGGAGCAAGAAACGGATTGGGCAAGGTACAAACGTGAACAAAGAAAAACTTTGAGATTGGACAATGTCCAACAGGTGTCCAACAACTGTCCAACAGAGTTAGAGTTAGAGAAAGAGATAGAGTTAAAAAAAGAGATAGAGTTAAAAAAAGAGATAGATATAGAGAAAGAGATAAAGTCAGAAGTAGATATTGTTAAACCTGCTACTGAATTAAATATCTATGATTATTACCAACATAGAATTGGTTCCTTGGACGGCTATCAGTATGAGAAACTAAAGGACTACTTAGACATTGACAAACTTGAGCCTGCACTTGTCAAGAGAGCTATCGATAGGGCTGCAGACAACGCCAAGCGTAATTTTGGCTATGTCAATGCCATTTTGAAGAACTGGGCCAAGAATGACATCAGGACCATAGCCAAACAGGATGAGGAGCAACGGAACTTTGTCGATAGGAAAAGCAACTCTTTCCAGAATGGAAATACTTCCCAGCCTAGAAAAACCAACATTCCTGACTGGGCCTTGGAAGAAATTGAGCAGGACAATTCAGAAGAAGCCATGCAACGTATGCAGGCTTTGAAGGCAAAAATGCTGGCTGACGAAAAGGGAGAGCCTGTGCCTGACTGGGCTGAAAAAGTCTTAGCAGGTAAACAGACTGCCGAGGGGCAGGCTAAGTTGGCAGCTATTTATGCGGAACTGGAGGCTATGGAAAATGGTGAAACTTAAACATGGCTCGAAGCAGGATAGGCCTTTCATCCGAGAAGTACGAGTCAACTGTACAGGGATTGATATTTTTTACGGAAACGAGCGACAGGCCATGCGGTTTGCTAGTCGTGCAGCTGCTATCCATGTTTCTAGGGCTTTGAAAGATTATGGCAATTTCTACTTGATTGAGGAGGACTAATGGACGGATTTTTGAAATTAGATAAGATGTTGGATTGGCAAGTAGCCAACTATCCGCTTCGGATGTCGGAAAAGGCTCGCTTGATGGCTTTGCCTGGTGATGAGTTTGTGGCAGAGCTGGATCGTATGGCGGTGGAGTATCATCGGACCAGGTATGGAGGTAGTTGATGGTAGTGCCAGAAAAAGAGGAGAAAGCGAATGGAACGATTTGAGAAGGTTCTAATACCCATCCTTGTAGGATTGGTGATTTCCCTTGGATTTAATCTAAGGCAAGCAAAGCAAAAGATTGCTGAGCTAGAATCCCGCGAACCCGTAATCATCTACCAGACAGACAACGCTGGCACTGAGATGATTGGCAAGGTCACAGATAAGGGCATTGTCAATGGTCACTACTATGTCGAAGTTGGTCCCTATGGGAAGTTCTTGGTGACCAGGGAACAGTATGACAGTGTTAGTGTCGGAGATGATATGCCTGAGTATTTGAAAGGACGGGGGAGTTGATGACAAAAGAAACGTGTATTAAATGCGGCAAGGACAGAACGTGGTTTCTCTCACAATATTGTTTTTCTTGCATGAATGAAGAGAACGAGAAAAAACTTACGAATGATATCCTTTCTGGCGAAGTAGAAGAAACCGAATGCGAGGATGACATTGTTTGCCCTTGGTGCGGTACAAGATATGATTCGTTTGATGTGGATGAAAACTATTCGTTTATGGATGAATCTGAACACACAACTGATTGCGGTGAATGTGGACATGATTTTGTATATCAAGCCAATGTATCAATCACATTTTCAACGAGGAGATAGGAGAGCTGATGGCAAAGGTAATCTACAAAAGAGAAATTGGCGTGAACATGCTAGGTGAGTTGGAATACTCAGTCACTCCGACTTGTCCAGTCTGTGGAGAATGGACATACAGCGAAGATACATGTCCATTTTGTCGAATGAATGGCGTGACAACTGAATTAGAATACAACGGAGCTAGGTCGCCTAGATTTTATGACAAAGACGGGAATAAGGCAAAATGCTATTGCGGGACATGTGGAGGAAACAGATGAGTAAATTTGTTCATGCAGACTGTATGGATGTGATGCGTGAGTATCCTGGCAATTATTTTGACCTTGCTATTGTGGACCCTCCGTACTTTAGTGGGCCCGAAGAGCGGAAATTCTACGGACGGAAAATCAGCCCAATTGGCGTCCAACGTTTGTATGGACAGACGAGTGAATGGGATGTACCCGGCAAGGATTATTTCGAGGAACTAATCAGAGTTTCCAAAAATCAGATTATATGGGGTGTAAATTATTACCAATATGATTTTGGTCCCGGTCGCATCGTTTGGGATAAAGTCAATGGACAATCGAGCTTTTCGGATTGTGAGATTGCTTACTGCAGTATGCATGACAGCGTGCGGTTGTTTAGGTATATGTGGAATGGCATGATGCAGGGGAAATCTATCTCTGAGGGTCATGTCCAGCAAGGGAACAAGCGATTGAACGAGAAAAGGATACACCCTACACAGAAACCTGTTAATCTATATCGTTGGTTAATCCAAAAATATGCCACAGAGGGCGACAAAATCCTAGATACCCATGTCGGGTCGGCTAGTAGCTTAATCGCCTTTGAAGAGGCAGGGTTGGAGTACGTCGGTTGCGAGAAAGACGGACAAATTTACCAATCAGCTCTGGCCAGACTTGAAGAATATAAATCACAGATTACATTATTTTAGGAGGAAACAGATGAATAAGCATGAAGCGATTGAGAAGTTAACAGAAATAGCAAACGGAACTGGTTGGATTTCCTATACTAATGCTTGTAATATTATTTCTGAAATAAATATACAACCGCAGAAGGTTGTGGTGCCGAAGTTTGTGGCGGAATGGATTAAAGAAACCAAAGAACGTCATCCCAACCTTCGTTGGGTTTGGACTGTGTATCCTAACGACCTTGAACTTAATAAATGGCTGGATACCAATACAGAAACGTTTATGCTAGCTTGGCTGTTCGGCTATGAGGTCGAGCAAGAGCCTCTGTACACGGTTGAGATACCGAATCCGAATAATACTAGCGCTAATGTATTATGCTTGCGAAAAGATGGCGGTAAGATACACATTTCCAAACAGAATCATAAAACATATAAGCAGTCGCGTTATTGCCATCTCACCGAAGCCGAAATCAAAGAGGATTTTGAGTGGGCGTGGGATGCAGGGTTTGCGAAGGAGGTGGAGTGATGGTCAAAACACTAGAACAGACATCAAAAGATGAGTCAAAGAGGTGTAAAGTGCCAACTAACATCAGACCGTATAGCATCGGATACAGAGTCGTTTCCAAAAATGGTAACATACTCACTTTGGAAAATGGTGCCAGTGTATTCTATTTACCGTCAGAAGCTGAAACGGCAATCCAAAGAGAATTTGGGAAAGATGACCCTAATTTCGATATTGGGAGATGCAGGGTTGAAGAAGTGGCCGTTATCAATTTTGACAAATTAAAGAATTTTTTGCAGGAGATAGAATCATGAGAGGAAAAATTACTGTAGGCTACCATTCTGAGCCCTGTAGGGTAAGGATTAACAAAGAATGGAAACAAGCTGAATTTTTGGGTGTTTTTCAAGACGCAGGCACAGATTTGTTTGATCGACCATATGCAAGACCAGTTGCTGCAGTCAAAATTAACGGCAGGCTAGGCCACGCTGTGCTTAGTGAGGTAAAGTTTGATGCGGAGGCAGAAAATGATACCGAAGTTTAGATTTTGGGATAAAGGTTATAAGATTTGGCTAACCCCAGATAGCGTATGGCTAGATGACGAAGGTTCTTTTAGAGGTGTCGATGGCGTTAATAGGTTTGAGCCTATAGGTCAAGATTTGATTGTCATGCAATCCACAGGGCTGTTGGATGTCAACGGCAAGGAGATTTTTGAGGGGGATGTGGTTAAACTGAGATATACCATTTCATCTGACTACGAGTTTTTCAAAGTAACAAGATTTCGAGGAGGTTCTTGGAGAATCGATAACCGAAGAAGAGGATGTGAGTTGTGGCTTCGCAATGAAGACTGCGAAATCATCGGCAACGTATGGGAAGGAGGCGATTTAATTGACCTTAGTAATCCAGAGGCAGATTAATTTTGTAAACGAGTGTGACTGTATTGTTGATTTATATGACCTAGAGCAAGCTGTGCTGTGGTATCAATCGAAACCAACACTTTCTCAAAAGAAGATATATTTACATGGGAACTACCCAGCAATTTCTATTCATAATGAAAAAGTGCATATTCATAGGTTATTGATGCAATATTGGTTGGGAATCAGGCTTTCTTTTGAATTTAGTGTTCATCATCTTAACGGAAATAAACTCGATGCAAGAAAAGAAAATCTTTCGGTTATATTAAATTCTAGCCATAATAGAAGCCATAACACAGGCAGAGTTTTTACGGATGAACATAAATCAAAGATAGCAGAAGCGAATAGGAAAAGGCTTGGAATGAAGATGAAAAAGCGTGTGAATATCCCATTACCAGAATTGAAAAAGTTTCTTAGTGAGGGGAAATCAGTCAATTGGCTTGCACAGTATTACAATTGCGATTGGTCAACCGTAAAAAACAGAATCTATGAAAATCCTGAATTGATGGAGGCAACCAATGACAAATAGAGAAGTGACTAAAATTCATTTTGAAGGCGATGAGTACGAAGTTCATACGGTTAATATGACCAAAAATGATATTAAAAATTTAAAAAAGGGTGTGACGCTCATGTATATTAGTGAGGAAGCGAGGCAAGTTATAGCTTTGTCAATGGAGGTAACTAATGACTAACGAAAAACTAGGTGTGCTGCTGGTCGATGTGACAGAGCCGAGGTATTGGAAATATACATATGTCCGTGTTCATAATTTGGGCGGTAGGCAACTTTTCTCCACAGGGAAAACAGACATCTCAGGAGTAGTCAAAGAATACGCAACTCTTTACACCCAAGAAGAGGCTAAAAAATACCCACAATGCAGATGGGTAGCGTTGGAGGAATTACAAAAATAAATACAGGAGGAAAATGATATGAACTACAAAGTTAAAGTTGATGGAAACGAAATTGAATATGGAGCATTGGTTGAAAAATCAAGCTTTACAGAAAAAGAGTGGTCAGCAATATATGCAGAGATTGTAAAACAAAATCAACCATCGGTTTACAAAAAAAGAAAAGACGATATTGAATTTATCAATACGTTAGGCGCACTCATATCACTTGAGGAACGGTATGAAGTGTTACTTGACTTATTACCGCAAGAGCAGTTTTCATACGCTGGAGCACATCCAAAATGGGTAGCTGATGCAGTTGAAGAAAATACCCTAGACAAAGAAACTACGATGGGAGATATATCTGATATGCTGGAAAATTGTTCGTTAGAAGAATTGAAGGAGGAACTAACAGATTACTTTAATTTGGAGGAATTGGAATGACCATTAAAGAACTAATCAAAGAATTGCAGATGTACGACGAGGACAAGGAGGTTGTTTTAACGATAGCCAACGTGCATCCAGTTTTGCATGAATTAGTAGATTTGGAAACTGGGTTGGTTCGTCTTTCGTCGGATTGTCAAATCGGCTTTGAATTCAATCTTTTATCAGACAATCGTCTGGAAATTGAGGGGGTGTGGTAGATGACCACAGCAGATAAAATCAAATACATCCTGCAAAAGACAGGATGGACGAGAGACCAATTTGCGACCGAAATGGGTGTGACGAAGCTGTCTGTCTACGAAAGGTCACTTGATTGGTATTACTGGTCGAATCCAGACACGTAGCTACGATAATCAGCAAGGGCAACGTGTCTTCGTGACTGAGGTAGTCGCGGAGAGTTTCCAGGTATTGGAAAAGCGTGACAATACTGCTAATCATTCCAGTATGGATGAGCAGATGCCACCGAATTTTGCTGGTCAGCCGATGGATATTACTGATGATGGCTTGCCGTTTTAGGAGGTATACATGAGTCGGATTGTAAATTTTGGAAACGGCATTACAGCCAGACAGCGTGATGTCATTGATGATTTGAAGGATGCTATTGAGCGATATGAATTTTTGGAAAATGAAAATGAACGTTTGATTAAGGACCGGCAAGAGCAGGAAGAGAAGATTGATTTTCTCAAACAGCAGAACCATCAGCTTTTCGCTGCTATCGGCAGACAGGTATGGGAACAGGTGCTCAGTTCTGCTATGTCCAGAAAAGCAAATAGACGGAAATGGAGGGCGAAATGATTACAATCACTCTAGACGAAGAACTATTGACAGCACTTGTTTTCGCAGCTGCTCAAAGTTCCTGTGCATTTGATAGAAATGCATTGAAGGAGAACCAGTTGTGGCACTTACATTGCTGTGACTATAACGAACCAGTACATGAAGTGGCAAAGCAAATCGACCTTGATGATATTCAAGACGAAAGCTACAGAGCCTACTTTCAAGAAGTAAAGGCGAAAGGTGATAAATTCTATTCGGAGGTAGATAAAAAATAAAAAAGGCCAGCAATTGCTGTCCTTATCTATGCTAATTTTCAACCACATTATACCATAGAAAAGTCTAGTGGTAAAAAGTCAATAGAAAGTTGAGAAAATTCTAGTTGTTTTTTTAGAAAACAGGGTACACTAAA